TCAACAGAATATATACTACCTATACAAACAGTAAATATTAATAACTTTACTCATCCAATAAAATTTTTAACTTGGGTTGTTCAGAATAAAGGCACATCAGGGGCAAATCCAGGCCAAGGACCCTGCTATTTTGTATCTATGACTACATCTAATTTGTATGGTGATGATGGTATAGGTGGTGAATTTAATTTAGAATTTAATGGAGTTGAATATTATAGAAATAACCCAATGGTTTATAATACAAGATATAATCCATTTAAATTATGTGGTGTTGTACCAGATTTGGATAGAATAGGAATACATTCTTTCTGTCTAAATCCATTTGAACTTCAGCCAAGTGGGACATGTAATATGTCAAAAATTAAGGATAAAAAAATGAAATTTAGGTTTGCTAATAATAATCTAGAAACAATTAGAAACAAAAAATTATTTATATTTGCAGTGAATTATAATATATTTCAAATAAATACTAATGGTATGGGTGGTTTATTGTTCGTCTAAGCCTTTACATTTAATCATATTTTCTCTAAGATAAGAAACAAGAGATAACCGTGTATAATCTTTTGATATAGGTTCGATTTTAGTATTACAATGCCATTCATGAACATCCATAGCAAGGAAATCACAGTGTCTTACATCAATAGCAACACCAAATTGAGGGAAACCAGTGGAGCCACCTTTATATTTTCCTTCCTCAAGAACGACAAGATTTCCGAACCCTTGTTTGTAATCACCCGCATCTTTATGGAGCGCCGTTCTCCAATTATAATTTATAGTTACAGTACTGAAAGCAGTATTTTTAATATGAAAATTAGTTTGTTTAGCTTCTTTTGCTTGTTTCCTGTATTGTTCAGGAACTAATGTTTTATACATATGATTAATTTCTTTAATGAGTGGGGTTACCTTTTTCCATTTATCTACCTGTTCAGCAGAGAATTTTGTTTTTCTACATGGAGGAGCATCAATACCTTTATTTCTATCTTTTCTATCAAAAAATCCAATTATATTACTTTGAGATAAATTACTTAAAACCCCATTTACCCATTTTCCATTTTTTTTAGATTTATAACCAACAACTCTAAATTTTCCAATCTTTTTAAATTGGTGTTTTTCATTAGCATAGGATGGTAATTTATCAAATGAAATCAATCCAGCAGCAGAACCACGATTATCGTGATTTTTCATAGCAGCCTTTTTAAGATTTTTTATACCTATTTGACATAATTTATCAGATAAAACCTTTTTTCTAAATTTAAATAATAGTTTTTTGGTTCCATCTTCTTTAATTTGATAGCAATCACAGTCATAATTTATAATTTTATCATAACTTGATTTATCAAAATATTCACCTTCCTTTGATTTCATAAATTCATCAGAATGTTTTGGTTTTACATAAAGAACTTTAACCTTATTCTTTTTTGTTTTTTTATTTTTTATAGTATTTTTTTTAGTGTGTTTCATAAAATATCTATATATTTTTAATTTTTAACTGAAGTAATCGATACATACTGTCCATTAAAATTAATATAAAGATTCCAAATATTATAAATAAAATAATATCATTCATATTCTGTGTATAATTATTTTCCGGATATTCAGTGTGCATTTGTTCCGGAAAATCTAAATTTTGAAGTTGGAGTCCAAGATTTTGAATCTCAGATTCTATGCGAAGAGTCAATTTGTCTATTTTATTATTAACAAAAGAATTATTTTTTTCTAAAAGATTAAGTCTCTGTTCAACCATATGATAAAACTTATTTTTGTCAAGTTCTTGTTTTTGCTGATCTTCCAATTTTTTAATTTCCATTTTATGTTTATCTATTTTTTCCTGTTCTACTTTTTGTTGTTCTACTTTTTGTTGTTCTAACTGATTATTGAGATATGCTGGAGAACCATGAACATTATAAGTGTTGTTGTCATTGTTTTTATAAAAATTATTTATATTTTCATCGACATCATCATTTCCCCAAGCGTCTTCTAAAGTTGACCAGGTCATTAATATTAAAATAGAAAATAAACTAAAAACTTGTATTAAATGTTTTTATAACTTTTATTATTCCAAATCTTCCATAAAATGAATGATAAGATAATAGAATAAAGGGAACAACTGGTATAAGTGGTAAAGAACATATAGTTAAAATAATAGCTATGAATACTTTAAGGTATAATTTAATATCACAAGAAATCTCTTCAAAAACAAGATTACTATCCATTACATATTTAAAAGAAATTATAAATTACCAAATTTAAGAACTATATATTTCATACTTGCAATCATAATAGCAAGAATAAAAAAGAATGGTAGAGCTGGAAATACACATAAAAATAGTAGAACCGCCCCTATATATTTTATTATACCATATGCTTTCTTTCCAGATTCATTCGAATCGGTTTTAAAATCTCCTAAAAATTTTAATATATTTTCAGGCATAATTTTAAAGGTATCCATACAATCTTCAACTTGACCCATGCCCGGCAAATCCATTATACATATATATTATAAATTCTTTTATTATTATATAGTAATGAATCTTTTGGTAGGTATACTAAGTTTAATAATTATATTTATACACAAATTAAATGATACAATAAAATTAAATCTATATATGATGCTTTTCAATAGTATTATATCCAAAATTATTATTTTAAATATAATTCTATTTAGTTTTATAGAAAATGTTCAAATCGGGATTCTTCTAACAATAATCTTTTTTATAATATTGTCATTTGATAAAAAAAAAATTAAGGAAGAATTTATTTCCTATTATAAAAAATAATTATATATTATATAATGGAATCTTCATACGTAAAGCATCTCAATAATAATATTAATAGATATACAAATAATAATGATTTCTTAGCTGGTGTTGCTATGTTAATCTTAAATATAGGCACACGATATATACATCTTGATCTAGCTAAGAATCAGGATGATTTTATTAAAACAACTGCATTTAGAAGAGTTGCTATTTTTACTATCTTCTGGATAGGTACAAAAGATATGTATTGGACTGTACTCCTCACATTCCTCTACATAGTGTTTATAATAAATTTACTAAACGAGGATAGTAAATATTATTTATTCAAAAAATCTAAAAATCTAAAGTAATTTCGTTACCAGAAGCGGTCTGTCTTTTTCTCCTTTTAATATCCACATTTCTAATGTTTTCTATATCACTCGCACTAATATTAGAAAGATTATCAAGACTTATATTATGACTGTTATTAGTATTTACTTTACTTAAAATATCACTAATATCTGGTGGGCCTTTCATTTCAGTTCTCTGCATAGGAGACGACTGTTGCTGAGACGAACCTTTATTACTCATCATATCACTCATCATATTTCCAAACCCCGGAGAAGTCGATGATTTAGCAGCAGCCTGAGCAAACTGATTCATCAAATCAGGATTCTGCTTCATAATATCACCAACACCAGGAATAGATGACTTAAACAAGGACTGTGTAAGATGAAACATAAATCCACTACCACCAAGCATCAACATTAATCTGATTTCTGGAGCCATACTAGCCTTTTCTTTGTATTTTTCATGAAGTTCCTCAAAAATATCATCATAATCATCAACATTTTCATGGACACTTTCAGACCAACCATCGAGTTTCACATCGAATGGGTCAAATTTACCATTCAAAAATTCAATACCAGTAACAGCAGCTATCATCATCTTACGTTGGAATTTAACACTCCTATCAACCTCGAGTTTACGTTTAATTCTATCATATTCTCTCTGCATTTCACCAAAATCAGATTCCATTGTAAAAGACCTCGCCAACTTAAACCCCCTCTGCTCAAGCCTTTCTAGATTACACAACAGTTCAAATTTAGATTTCTGTAGATCTTCAAAAGAACGTTTACTATCACTTTCATTATTTAGATTAACTGTAGGAATAGAATTAAATGTATTATTAACTGATGGTGGTGTAGGATCATTAATCTTAAAAATATTATCATCAAGTTTCTCGTTACCTTTAGTCAAATCTTCCAAATTATCTAATTTAAGTTCGTTCAATACAGAAGAACTGTTATCCATTAATGTTATAGAATCTAGTTTGGGTGTTTCAGAAATAGAAGTATTATCATTTAATAGTTGGTCGAGATTTACATCAATCTCACTCGGCGGAGGCGCGGAAACAACCGGATCTGGTTTTTTTTGGGCACCCTGCATTTTATTACCATTCATTAGTAGTTCTAGTCCAAGGTCGGCTCCACCACCACTCGGATTTAAAGAAACGTTTTGTGTACTATCGAGATTTAAATTAATTTCTTCCATATTTTTATGTAAAGAAACTTATTATTGTTTAAATACGCATACTTTTAAGTCTTATTTAATTTATAGTATATTAATAAAAAGGAATCGGCCAAATCATCCTTTTTTTTAAAGTCATCAAAGTATTCTAAAAGTTTTTTATCATCCTTTATAAAATGCCTACAATATTCTATAGATAACTTTTTATTTTTTTGATATTTATTTGTCATTTTTTTTATTTCTTCTATCCTTGGTGTAGTAATATCAAACTTTAGTTTACTGTTAGCAGGAACTAATTTAATAGTATAGTCATCGCCCAATTTATTCATTAAATAATATGTATATAGAATTATTTGTATACTTTTCATTGTAGGATTTTTTAGAACTGGTTGATTTTCTATTACGATATTTTTCACATTTAATAAAGCTTCTTTTTTCTCGTTTAATTTTACAATTAACTTATTTCCAATATTATTTAGATCTTTAAGATTAAATTTTATATCATACATCCCTTCTTTATTTTTACTATGTTTCAAACAATAAAATTCATTTTCTTTATTCTTTTTTTTAGCCTTGTTCTTACAATCAAAACAAGTAAGAATATCATGACAATCTAATTTTTTAGAATGCATATTACAATACATCTTTTTTGTATTCTTATCTATCTTTTTAGCAACCTTTCCACAGACCTTGGCCTTCTGTGTAATAAATCCACATTTGTGTTCTTCATTATCTGTTATATCAATTATACCCCAATCCTTTATTTTAGAATCATCATCAATTATACAATAGGATAAATTCTTAATACCTATATCCCAACCTATATTCATAGTCTATTTGTATTTTATTACAAAATATATTTAAGTAGAAACAAATTTTTTTCTTAAATATTCAATACTTCTAAGTTAGGAAGTTCTGGGATATCTGTATTATAATACTTTTCTATAGAACTCAACTGTTCTCTATCATTATTTGTTACAAAGTTAATTGCTACACCCTTACGACCATATCTACCACTCCTACCAATCCGATGAATATAATTATCCACATTTTTAGGCACATCATAGTTTATAACAATCGAAATCTGCTGGATATCAATCCCCCTCGAAAGAAGGTCTGTAGAAATAAGCACACGGCTCTTACCATCCCTAAACTCTTTAATAACCTTATTCCTTTCCTCCTGATTCATATTACCATGAATACAGGCCACTGAAAAATTATCATTATTCAATTTATTCGAAATAATATCAACAATTTTGATAGAATTACAATAGATAATTGACTGTGAAATAGAAATAGTAGAATAAATATCACAAAGAGTATCATATTTAAATTCATTCTTTTCCAGATCAATATAAAATTGTTTAATACCCTCCAAGGTAAGTTCCTCTGTTTTAACCAGAATCTTCACAGGATCTCTCATAAATTTCTGTGTAATACTAAAAAATGATTTATTCATTGTTGCACTAAACAAACAGACCTGAATCGTTGGAGGTAAATTCTGAAAAATATCATAAATCTGATTAATAAAAATATGCGACAACATCTCATCCGCCTCGTCCAGAATCAACATCTTTAGAGTATTCACATTAATATATTTTTTATTAATCATATCCAACACTCTCCCCGGTGTACCAATAATAACATGAGGACGTTTCCTTAGCGAAGATATATTTTCGCTAACCGAAATACCACCAACACTCAGATTAACATTAACTTTTAGATATTTTGAAATCTGCTTGATAACATTATGAATCTGTTGAGACAATTCACGTGTATGCGACATAATCAACACCTGATTCGTATTACTACTAACATCCAACGATTCCAACATACCAATAGTAAAGGTTGCTGTTTTACCTGTTCCAGACTGTGCCTGTGCAATAATATCCTTACCCTCCTTCATTTTAACAATACCCCTCTTCTGAATTTCACTCGGCTTTTCAAAACCATACGCATAAACACCCCTTAGGATTTCATCTTTTAGACCCATGTCTTCAAAACTATCATAAATCTCAATTCCTTCTGTTTCATCCATATTAGTTATTATATAAACTAAAATCTTTAATATCTAACATTAAATTATATGTCTAAAAAATATGTTCCCGATTCTCTATCTAAAAAGGATAAACTTAAACAAAAAAAAATGTTGTTAAAATCAAAAAAACTTTACAAAAAGGGTAAATATTTTACCAGAAATAAATTAA